ATCTTCAACAACCGTTCCAAAAGTACCAACAGTGGCGCTTCTTGACTTTCCAAATAAATGCAAAGGCCCAGAATTAGCATTATTAAAGCGCGTTTGAGAAATCCATGAATTAGTACCGGTCGAAGCAACTTCTAATCCAGCCGAAGAGGTAGAGCCAATTGAAATATTACTGGTTAAACCAATCAAAACCCGCTGCGACGAGTCAATCCGCATGGCTTCTGAAGGAGTAGACCCTGAACCCGCTGTCTTAAAAGTAATAGCAGCTTCACCATTTGTACCCTCACCTAAAACAAGAATATTTGCTCTAGTACCAGATGCCCCAGCACTCTCATCGTTTCCTGTAAATAAAATGTTGCCGTAGATGTTATCTGCAACGATAGTTGTATCATCTCTTGTTAATCTAAGTGTGGCCCCATCCGTACTTGAGATATGTATTTGAGAACTAGGTGAATCTGTGCCAATCCCCACCCGATTATTCGTGCTATCGACGTACAGCGTGTCGGTGTCCACGGTTAGGTCGCCAGCAATCGTTACGTCATCAGGCAAACCAATCGTGAGCGTCTGACCAGAGGCCGATGTCTCAATCTCGTTGCTTGTACCAGCAATCGTAAACGTCTGGCTGTCCAGATCAACCGCGCCAGTGCCGCTGTCGCCAGCAAAATCTAAATCTTCTGCCGTAACTTTCGCATCGACATACGCCTTAATCGACTCAGATGTCGCGATGTTTGTCGCCGCAGCCGTCGCCATCGTATCGTCGTCGATAATTTCAGTTACCGAAACAGAACCCAAGCGCAGGCTGTCAAAGTACGCGTTGTTGAAGACGTTCGCCGCTACCGCACCAGAACCCGCACCGTCAAAGTAAATAACCGCAGTCGTTCCCGCAGGAAGCTCGTAGTCGTTACTTGCGTTGTATGTGCCTTGGAACAGGATAATGCTGCGCGATCCCGCCAGATCGTTACGCACATAGATAATCTTTTCAGCGTCATTCGGTGTCAACTGCACGTAGGCCGTCGCACCCAAGTCCCCGCCGTCGTTAAAGATAACCATGCGGTTACGACCATCGGACGCCGCACCGTCGCTAATTGCCAGTGTATTTGGAGAACCAGAAGTCCCCGCACTCGGCAGCGTAACCGTGACCTGACCGTCCAGAGCCGTATCAACCAAGCTCAAGTTTGTGTTCGTTGTATCGCCCCATGTACCAGACTGTTCGCCTGTTCCAATGAGTTCGATGCCGTTGTTAAGCGTATATGTACTTGCCATTTTGCTTTCCTATGCTGCTATGTCATCCCAGCCCGGAGTTTGGGACGGTGTATCGTCACTCCACGCAGGGGTAGAAGATGGTGTTACGGGAGTATAACTCGGATTTTGATTTGGAACAATCCTGCCCCAAACAAGAACTTGACCTGCCTCGCCAGTTCCCTCGACGCCAAGTACATTTACAATGGCGTCTGATATTGTTGAAACTTCGCTTACTTCGCCAGTTGCGGCGTCAGGAGCATCAATAATAACTCTTGTATTAATTGTAATGACAGTGCCATTACCAACCTCACCAGTGGCCTCAAGACCTTCTGGAAGAACATCTGCACCCGCTTGAGCTTCAACTTCGCCAACAAGACCATTGCTGCGAGCGTCCATTTCGATTTCAACAACGGCATCCGCTTCAACAGTAACCCCACCATCTGCTTCGTTGATGATGTCTGTAGAGCCGTTAGTACCGTCAAAGTGCAGAAGTGCCGTTGTGTCGCCGTCTGCTGCGTAATTGGCAGTTGGCTCGGTGAAAGAGGTGCCGCCATAACGAGCAACAGTAGACAATCGTGTTTCATCAATATACCCGTTGAAATCACCAAATCCGTTCTTTCCAACAGCAAAAACGCCATCATCTGGGCGGTTTGCAGTAGAACTTGATTGCTCTAACACTCCGTTTATGTAAAGCCTATGAACATTCCCTTCTCTTTCAACAGAGATCATAGTCCAGACATTTGCAGAAATTCTGGTACTAGATAAGAAGAGTGTTGTTGACCCTGCAACAGTGCCTTGAACCTGATTTCCGATCAAATACACATTCAACAGCGAGCTTGTACCTGACTGCCACAAGCCTTTGTAACCTGTAACATTTGTCGGACGAATCCACATATCTACTGTGAAATCACCCGAACTTAGGTCAATGTTATCGTCAGAAGTTACAAAGTCGTCCGTGCCATCAAGCAGTAGTGAAGATGGGCCAAACTTAGCTTGGGCAGTGGAAAGCTGTGCGCTTCCATCTGCTGTAAATGCAGAACCACCAGTTGGCGTTAGGGCATCAGCAGATACACCTGTCGGGTAAACATTAGCTGTACCTGTGACACTCTCTACGGCATTAACAGCCCCTGTCGCTGCAACGCCTGAGACATCAACATCCGCGTTGGCCTTAACTGTAACGGCTGCGACAGACGCAACCGCTTCCAAGCCTTCAGGAAGGACGTTTGCGTCTGCGGTTACATCTACATTGCCTATCTCACCTTGAGCGGCATTTGGTGCTGTGACATCTACATTGGCTTCCGCAACGACAGTAACGCCGCCAACAGAGCCTGTAGCACTGTTGCCGTCAACGTAAATATAGATGAGAGGCGTTCCCCACGAACCCTCACCCCAAGTGGCTCTACCCCACCCTTCATATGAAGTGGAAGAGGCCACCTCTCAAACCTTACGCGATACGAATAATCGCTGCCGCTGCTGTCGCGTCAGGGAATACAATCGTAAAGTCACCTGATGTAGATGTCTTATCTGCCGTAAAATCCAAAACAACAACTGCGGGATTAGTCACAGAAATAGATGTTGTGTTTGGAGTTGTATTGTAGATCAACGCGCCACGAGCCGTGATTGTAACTGTTGAGAACACTAAGTCATCAAAATCAGTAATCGCAGTGTTGCTGCCCGGGACTGAAGGGTCAACGTTTGTTAAAGCCTTACCGCCAGCAGGAGCGTTTGCACCATCTGTTTGCTCGTTTGTTGCGTTATAATATTGCACAGAAGCGTTCATAACAGAACCTGAGCCACCGAAATCAGTTGGCACAGCACTATTGCTATACAAAGCTAAATTGAATGTATCCGCACCATTCGCGAAGTCGTGCACACCGTACAAAAGCTCTTTTTTGAAGGTATCGCACATAAAGTTTCCAGAAAAGGACATGTCACAGTCTCCTTATAAGTTCTGCAAGCTCGGGGTGGCCTGCATCGTTGATGGCATTATATGTCGTAGTTCTATCACTTTTTGCAGCTTGGCGTAAGTAGAACTCTATCACCTTTGTGATATTGCGCTTATAAGAAAGTGCCTGATCACGAATAGCAGGTGGGGCTGTCTCTGAAATTGCAACAATTTTGTCTGCACACATTTGAGCAAGCTCTTCTGGAGTAAAGCCGCGTCCACTTGTGGTATGCACTTCAAACTTGAGGTCATCCGCAGGATTCATCTTCATCGCAGGTATCATGTTTTCTCCCTTAGAATCAGACCTGTACGGTACGCATCAGTAACCTCTTGTGACTCGCCAAAGTTCTTGACGCGTGACAGAGCCTCAGTAAAGCGTTGCGTATAGTTCTGTATTAGATCACCTTCACCTTTCATAAACGTATATGCCTCAATGAGACTACCGTATAACAAAGCCACTGATGCGTTTGTGCTTAACCACGTTGTGTCTCCACCCGCACCAGCCGTCAAAGACAGTGGTCGATAGAAATAGTGAAGCTCAACTGCGTAGTTGGAATCAGGTGTTGGACCCAAAATGAAGTTACTAATGTCAAACTGCGCGTAATAGCGAGGTGCACCAGTAGTTGCGCCATTTGGGTTAAAAGACTGAATAAAGTTTACATCTTTAAACAGTACAAACTCTTTATTGCTGCCGTTTGTGATCGAAAGACTAAATGGAGCAAGATAATCTGTTGGGAGCGCAAGATATTGATTGCTTGCGGTCAGGTTACCGCTTTGATTTTTGCGGAATACCTCTAGCTGCGCAATCTTCAAGATACGCTCTTCAGCATTCTTGATGAATATATCAAGGCTGTTCACAAAGGTTGTCTCTGTGTTTTCAGTGTAATCTTGAATCGCTGTTTTTAGTTCGTCGTATGTAAAACTCATGAGATCACCACTGTAACTTTGCCAACATAAGCAATCGTATTCATACGATTTTTGGGTGTTGGGTAAATATTGTCTCCTACGCTCACAGAAACCGCTCCAGCTTCTGGATCGGGGCGTGGATTGCGCAATGCTTGTGGATCAGGGACCGCTCTTAATGGCTCTAACTGTGGATGCTTTGGCTCCCACTCGTCTTTACCCACAAGAGAGCCTGTCCACTCTTTGCGCATGTCTTTTAACCGATAGCGAAAGCCTGATCGGTCAGAAATACCGTATGCCCACTTACCTGTGGCATATTTAGACATAACGGTAATTCCTCAAGTCTGGGGCAACGCGGAAAGACGCGCGATCACGGTCTTCGTCCATTGCTCGGTTAAGTTCTTCTTCATACAGTGCCTTAAGCATCTGCATGCGATCTGGTGCGCGTTTCACGCTTATGTAGTAGGCCAAACCTGCCGCTAATGCTGGGTAGAAACGGAACGGAACACCAAGAGTATTGGTGTATAAGTCTGCGTCATCCAGTCTTGTTAGTGCGTCATATATAATCACATCTGTGCTGTTGTCTGGCAAAGGCCATAGCTTCAATACAGGCGTGATTTGACGATCCACAAAGAATTGTGTGGGTCGAGCTTGTGTCGTTTTGGTCGGAATATTGAGATATTCGTCACGACTAATGCGATCTAGCGCGTAATCTGTGCCAGATCGACGTACAACTAGGGACAAAATGTCGATAACATCTGTTCCTAAGTCATAATCTCCATCATTTGATGTTACTGTGATTGTGCGCTGCTCAATTGTCCATTGATTCAAGCCACGATTAGCCCAATCCGCAAACATCAAGTTTAAAGACCGTTTTGCAGTCTTTAGATCGTATCCTGTGCGGACTTCTAAGCCACAACGCTCAAAAGCCTCTTCGATGTAGTCTGCTACATCTAATTCAAAGTCTGTTGAGCCTGATACGGTCATTTCTTTTTCCTCTTGAGCGATTTAACGCGCTTTGGCTTACCCGCAGGCTGACCAAGTTTTTTCTTCTGTGATATTCTACTACGCTTTTCGCTCGCTGTCATCTCTGATGCTGTCTTTGGCGTCTTTGAACTCACACGTTTTGTCGGACGACAGTATGGAGTGCCACGTTTTTCGCCCTTCTTTCGACCACAAGCCTTGCCCGTGCGGACATCTTTCCAGTCTTCCTTGAACCAGCGTTTGAGTGCAGCACCCTTTTTTGTCTTCCGAACAGCCATTAGCTTTTCTTCGTTACTTTACGGCGACCAGACATCACCTTACCACATCCATTCGCAATCACCTCACCGCCTTTTAGCATTCGGCGCACTGGACGTTTGCGATACTCGTTTGATGGCTCAATAACGCCACCCATAGCCTTCTTTACAGGCTTTTTCTTACTGTTTCCCCAGTTCTTCGCGCCAACCTTACGACACTTTGCGATTGCCCCGCTTGCGTATGCGCTTGGGAACACTTTGTATCTTGCTTTTACCTTTCGATAACACGCGTCTTTTGGCATTTTTCTTCCTCTTCATAGGCGGCTTGCTAACTTGCTGCGCCATTTGATTGCGACCAATCATCTAACACTTCCAACGCTTGCGAGCTTGTCTTAAACGACTATTAGGGTCTTTTGCAGCCTTCGGGAACTTCTTCATTTGACCAGCAGAACGTGCGCAGTATGACTTACGACGCTTGGCGTCCTTGCTGCCCTTCTTAACCTTGCCTGTTACGGCTGTTTTTAACTTAGAACCGGGATTCGCTTTACGATACGCCGCAACACCCTTTTTGGTCATGCCTGCACCAGATTTGGTCTTACGATAATTACCGCCTTTACCAGTGGTTTTGCGTATCGGATTCTCTTTTTTACGAGCCATTTGTCCAATCCTCGTTTTCTATATAAACAAACTCCATTGACGCAGAAACATCA